ATCGTCACTGCACCTGTCGGGACGCGTTACGTGGACACGTTGGCTACCAGCGGGGCTATCGAGTGGATCAAAGCCACCGGGGCCGGAAACACCGGCTGGCGCGTCTCCACTGGCGACACGGGAGAGCGCAACATCGCCAGCCTTCTCATCAATGGCTACACGGGCTCTTTCCAAGTCTCACGAGTGGGCAGCATCGTGTTCTTGAGCGCAATCGACATCGACGCCACCACGGGTTCAGGCAACGTCATCGCCACGCTACCGATTGGCCTGCGCTCCAGGCACGCCGTGAACTACACCGGCCACCGCGTCGGTTCATCCGCGATCCTTCGTTTCGCCGTGGAGACAGGTGGAAGTGTCCTTATGGTCAGTTCCACGACAGTAAACAACCGTTCCCATGTCAGTTACGTCACCAACGATCCCTGGCCCACTACCCTCCCCGGCACCCCGGCCTGAAAGGCGGACTAGCAATGGATGACCTCACGACCCTCACCGACGACGCTTTCGAAAGAGTGAACTAACGTGGCTATGACGGAGCAGATTAGCAACCTACGACGGTTGATCGATGAGCCAACACCGGAAACGTACTCTGACACCGCCTTGTCTGCGCGGATTGACGAAGTGCCTGACATCAGAATTCTCGCCGGCACAATCTGGCGCGAGAAAGCTGCAACTTACGCCGGCTTGATCGACGTCAAGGAAGGCAATTCAGACCGAAAGATGAGCCAGCTTCACAAGCAGGCTCTCGTGATGGCTGAGTCCCTCAGTGCAGCTGATGCCGCCGACCTCATTGGCGCGCGTAGGCCCGGCCGCACTCGAGCGATCGAGCGGCCATGAACCTCACACTTAACCGACGCATCACCAAGAAGTTCATTGACGAGCTTCCGGTGTCGTTGGCTTTGGTGCCGCGCACTCGGACCAAAACCCCCGCCGGCGGTTTCACATGGACTGAAGCCGCACCGCGCCCGCTGCAGACGATGACGCTAATCGAGCCATCCGTGTCGCCACGACCGATCACCACTGCAGACGGTGTCGAACGGACCATCGAGTTCGAACTGCTCGGGCAGCACGACGCGTTGCTCGAGCGGTACGACGTGTTTACGCATGACGGCAAGGACTGGGAGATCGTGATGATGTTCCATGACAACGGTTACGAGAAACGAGCGATGGTGAGTCGCCGTGGTTGATCGCGGAGGAGTTGTCTTTGACGATAGACTTCTCACAGCCAAGCTTCTGATGATTGACGCCAAGGCCATGACTGCAATCGCAGCCGTGATGGCATACCGAGCACCTAGCGTCGTGGCGTACGCCAAGCAGCACGCGCCTTGGACTGACCGTACGTCCAACGCCCGTAACGGGTTGTACGCAACAGCGGAGCGCGGAGGCGATAGTTTCCGGATCGTGCTCGGTCACGGCGTTCCGTACGGGATATGGCTCGAGGTCAAGAACTCGGGGCAGTACGCCGTCATCAAACCAACTATCCAGAACCAGGGGCCTGTTGTCATGGGGGCGCTGTCAGCCGTATTGCGCGGGATTGTCTGATGCGGCCCGCAGCGCCTCGACGTCACGATCTGGCAGGATCAACGTCTGGTCGGGTTAAACTATCCAGTAGCACCGACTTCGACTTGTTTAAGGAGGATTGAGATGCCCGCACGCGCCGCAGTTTATGATCTTCTCAGCGGTGATGAAACGATTGCTGAGCTGGGCGTCACCGGCGTGTACCCGACGCAAAGTGTCGACACGCCAAGTGACGATCGGTTCCTCATCATTCGTAATGATGCCAAGCAGCTTTCGTTCGGACGGCGCGGACCCGAGACGTGTTCGATCTGGGCGCACGATCGTTCCGGTGACTATGGGCAGATCGACAAGATCCTCGAGCGGGTTAAAGATCTGCTCGAGGGTGCGATCCATCGCGCAGGAAGCGACGGTTGGATCCTAACAACTGCATCGTGGCTCGGCGATGGACCGGACCTGTATGACCCAGGATACAACACTGTCACGAGATGGTCCGACTTTAAGACTGTCTCGCGATACAGTTCAACCTAACCAAGAAGGAGAACAACATGGCAACTGCACCAGAGAAGGTAGCGGCGGACAAGCCCCCGGCCGAGACTGAGACAAGCACCGCCAGGAAGACCGAAGTCATCAAGTACGTTGGCACTGCCAACGTACGTGAGATCATGGGCAAGGACTGGTCCAAGATTGACGTCGAGGACCAAGGCGTCGTCCGCTGGAGCAAGGACAACAAGTGGACCGTGCCGGTCGCAGACCTCAAGCCTGGCGCAGTCAAGTATCTGGATCAAGTCGACTCCGGCTTCGTTCGCATCGAGGTCTGATCGCATGGCCGAGCTCAGGTGTCGCACGAAGCTGCACGGCGTTCTTACGGACGGCGTTCTCGAGGTCAAGTGCGCCTCACGCTTCTGCGGCCATGGGCCTGGCGTAGTCGTACTGCATCGGTTCGACGCAGATACAGGAGAGCTGGTCAACACTGTCCAGTTCAAGGACCCACGAAAGGAACAAGCTCATGGTACTGGCAACTCCACTGCCGTACGGTCTGCGTGACGTCAAGCTGACGCCGTACACCGACAGCGCAGGCACCACGCTCGGCACACCGATCGACTTGCCCAACGGTCGAACGTTCAGCTTCAGCGAAGCNGAGGAGTTCACCGAGCTCCGAGGCGATGACAAGTTGATCACGACACGGGGCNAAGGCGCCTCGGTGGACTGGGACCTCGAGGCCGGTGGTCTGCCGTTCGAGGCCGTACAGGTCATGGTCGGAGGAACGATCGTCGAGTCTGGCGTCTCACCGGACTTGGTCAAGACTTTCACAAAGAAGGCCAACGACGTTCGACCGTTCTTCGGAGTCGAGGGCCAGGCCATCAGCGACTCGGGCGGCGACCTGCACGGCGTCCTCGACCGCTGCCGAAGCACGGGTAACTTGGAAGGCGCGTTCGGAGACGGCGAGTTCTTCCTGACTTCAGGATCCGGTGTCGCGCTGCCCTCGTTGATCGCCGCACGCGTCGACACGCTGTACGAGTTCGTGCAGAACGAGACTGTCACGCCCATCAGCGTAGTCTGACCCACCCGGCACACAAGGACATAGGAGCACTAGGATGCCGTCCACACCGCAAGATCACAAGAAGGCTTCAAAGAAAACCTCCAAGAAAGTGCAAACACCGTCACCTGCATCTGAAGCGGCTGATTCGAAGTATGCGGCCAACTCTTGGCTGACTGGCGGGAGCGGAACACTCGAGGACGTCGAGACACCATCTGGGCAACTCTGCTTGGCACGTCGCCCAGGTGTTGAGGGCTTGATGACTGCGGGCGTTCTTCAGAACGTTGACTCTCTGTCTGGAATCGTCAACGCCAAGTTCATCAACAAGACAGGTGAGGTTGACGCCGAAGCGTTGATGCAAGATGACGGAGCGCTCGCCGACATCATGCACACAGTCGACAAGGTCGTGTGCTTCATCGTCGTGAAGCCCGAAGTGCACATGACTCCAAATGACAAGACGCGCCGCAAGCAAGGCATCGTGTACGCCGACATGGTGGACTTGATGGACAAGATGTTCTTGTTCAACTACGCGGTCGGAGGTACAAAGGATCTCGAATCCTTTCGTACAGAACTCGTCAGCCATGTGGGAAGCTTGGCACCTGTCCAAAGCGTACCAGACAAAACCGTCATCCCTGTACCGGATCAATGATGAGTTGCGGGCGTGGTGTTTTGATCGTGCGGTTTGGTCATTCGGTACTGCACTGGAAGCTGAGCTCAGCGCCGCGTCTTCAGGCGCAAAGAACGACCGACAAGCAGCCATCAAACGGCAGTGGGTTATGGCCCGCTGGGAACTAGGCAAAGTGCAGTTCAGAGATGCGGCGGCTACGAGTAGCGGAGGGCAAAGCGACATGACAAGTTCGGATCAAGCAGGGCCCGTTAGCCTTTAGGAGAGAGCATGTCCGAATACAGTCTCGGAACCGCTCGTGGCGTCATTCAGATCGACTACAAAGGTAATGGCCCCAAGCGAGCAGCCGCTGACCTAAAGACGACCGGGGCCGCAGCCGGTACAGCAGGTGTCAACGTTGGTAAATTGCGTGGCCAACTCCTAACTCTGGCTGGCATTGGGTCAGTCGCTGCTATCGCCGCGGGTTTCGTAGCAGCGGTTAAGACGGTCTCCGACTTCGAGACAAGTCTGTCCGCCGTCGGTGCAGTGTCGGGAGCAACCGGCGAACAGATGGAATCGCTGCGAGCCAAGGCGTTGCAGCTTGGTGCCGACACTGCGTTCTCGGCATCCGAGGGTGCACTCGCAATGGAAGAGCTCGCCAAGGCGGGTCTCTCTGTGGACAACATCCTCGGCGGAGCGGCTGACGCGACTGTCGCCCTCGCCGCAGCGGGCGGGATCGACCTGCCGACGGCTGCTGGGATCGCCTCCGCAGCCATGAACAGCTTCAACATCGCGGCAACCGACACAGCTAAGATCGCCGACTTGTTCGCAGGCGCTGCGAACCGTTCGGCGACGGATGTCGTTGGCATCGGTGAAGCGTTCAAGTACGTCGCACCATTGGCCGCGAACACGGGCGTGTCGATCGAAGACACGACCACTGCAATCGCAGCTCTTGCTAAGGCAGGCATCTCCGGGTCGATGGCCGGTACGACCCTGCGGTCGATGCTTCAGCGATTGAACCCTGCTTCCAAGGGCGCATCCAAGGCGATGGAAGAGCTCGGCATCATCACGGAGGAGCAGGGCAACCGCTTCTTCGACGCCGAGGGCAACACCAAGTCGATGGCCGAGATCTCCGGGGTTCTGGCGGAGTCCTTGTCGGGACTGAGCGACGAGCAGAAGAGCCAAGCGCTCACCACCATCTTCGGGTCCCGAGCCATGACCGGCGCCCTCGCCCTTGCAGACCAGGGCGTGGACGGCTTCACTGAGCTGGGTGAGGCTATTGGCGAGGTCTCAGCGGCTGACGTTGCGGCTAAGCGACTGGACAACCTCGCAGGCTCGATGGAGGCTCTCGGTGGGTCCATCGAGACGGTCGTCATCAAGAGTCTAACGGCTGCCGCCGGTGGGCTTCGCACGTTTGTCGATGGCTTGACGCTCGCGATCAACACAGCCAGTGAAGTTGGCGGTGACATTGCCGGGAAGATATCACCTGGGTTTGCCGATCTTGGCACAACGATCGCTAACGTCGTAGGCATCGTGCTAGAGGTCATCGATGTGTTTGATGAACTGATCGGCTTAGCGGCGAAGCTCAGCCTCGGAGCCATCATTGTCACGTTCAACGCACTCGCAAGTACACTCGCCACCGTCACAGGGTTACTCGAAGGGCAAGGCGCAGTCGTGGCTGTAGTCGCCGGCACCTGGCTGCTTCTTGCGAACGGNGGCATCGCCGTGGTNTCGGCNCGNCTCGGNTACTTCGCNGCNTACGCNGTGGTGCAAGCCCTGG